TTTTACGCCCTAACAATGTTAGGCATCGCCCGGCCATGTCCGGGTATGCACCAGTTCCCGAAGAGGGTTAGGGTACTTGACAAAGTCAAGGAGGGTGGTAAGATGGGCGCACAACAACGAAGGAGCTACCCATGTGGAAGAAGCGAGAGCTGGTGTTCCTCACACCGGACGACCCCACCGCGCTGAGCTGTCCCAAGTGCGACGAGGTGTACCTGCACCAAGGCAACACAGCCATCTACGAGCGTAGAGAGGACGAGCCGTACACCACGGTCATTTCGCAGAACGGGCACGAGGTAACGGCGATCAAGTTCCCGAGCGAGGAGACGCACAACCCGAGCAGCCGTAGGCACGGCCTCACCATTGAGTTCACCTGCGAGCACTGTCATGGTGGCGAGTGGGACGGCGAGAAGGTCATACCAAGCAAGCGAGAACCTTTCCATCTGGCGATCTACCAACACAAGGGCGTCACTTACATGGAGTGGGTCGAGTAATGGCAGCAACGCCTGAGTCCAAGGTCAAGGACAAGATCAAGGCCATCCTCAAGAAGCACGGCGTCTACTACGCGATGCCTATCGGCACGGGCTACGGCAACAGCGGCGTGCCCGACTTCCTGTGCTGTGCGGCGGGGCACTTCCTCGCGGTTGAGGCCAAGGCAGGTAAAAACCCAACGACAGCGTTGCAGGACAAGCACCTGGGCCAGATCAAGGCGCAGGGCGGTACGGCCCTGGTGATCAACGAGACAAACATCAACGAACTAGACGAGCTACTGGAGAAGATGAATGGCTGATGAAATAAGAGACGCTGTGAAGATCGTCATCGAGCAGATGCGCACGCACCCCGAAGAGTTTGAAGACAGGAACTCCCGTTTCGGTTGGCTCAATGGCGCAGACCTAACATTGTTAGGGTTCAACGAAGCCGAAGCTAGGGCGTTCAATGCGGCGCTCGCCGATATGCGCTATAAAAATTTTCACGAGGGAGTGCTGAACTCCATGCTGATGGACGAAAGCCGAGCACCGATGGAGCGACAGGGCAGTTCGCTGAAGTACACACCTTCAAGGGTTGTTTTCCCCACCACACAGGATGTTGCTAGCGTCGTCTCCAAACTCCCCGAGGCAGATCTACAGGAGCTGAAGAAAAATCTACAAGAGCTAAAGAAGCTGGTGCGCCCGTGAACATACTGACCATCGACTTTGAAACTTACTACGATCAGGACTTCAGTCTGACGAAGCTGACGACCGAGGAGTACATCCGCGATGAACGCTTTGAAGTTATCGGCGTGGCAGTCCAGACGGGCGGCAGCGACCCAGAGTGGTTCTCAGGAACCCGCAAGGAAATCAAACAGTTCCTCGAAAAATATGACTTTCCTTCTAATCTGGCGTTGGCTCATAACGCTATGTTTGATGCCGCTATCCTTCATTGGCATTTTGGCATTTGCCCTCGGGGCTGGCTTGATACTCTCAGCATGGCTCGTGCTGTTCATGGTACGGAAGTTGGCGGAAGCCTTGCTACCCTAGCTCAGCACTACGCAATCGGCGTCAAGGGCGAGGAGGTGCTCAACGCCAAGGGCAAACGCCGACAGGACTTCAATCCGCTCGACCTAGCGAGGTACGGTGAGTACTGCTGCAACGATGTGGCCCTGACCTACGACCTGTTCAATCACCTGTCCGATGGTTTCCCAAAGACCGAGCTGCGCCTGATCGACCTGACGATCAAGATGTTCTCGGAGCCGACGCTGTACTTGGACTCAAACCTGCTGCTCGACCACATCCATGACGTGCAGGTAGCGAAGAAAGAGCTACTCGACGCCGTGACGATGGTGGACAAAGACCAACTCATGTCCAACCACAAGCTCGCTGCAACGCTCAAGATACTCAACGTCGAGCCGCCGATGAAGATCAGCCCGACCACGGGTAAGGAGACGTACGCTTTCTCTAAGTCCGATGAAGCGTTCAAGGCGTTGCTTGAGCATCCAGATCCGAAGATACAGGCCATCGTCTCTGCTCGGCTCGGGGTGAAGTCCACCATCGAGGAGACCCGCACGCAGCGGTTCATCGAGATCTCCGGGCGTGGAACGATGCCCGTGCCCCTGCGCTACTACGCAGCCCACACCGGGCGGTGGGGCGGGGACGACAAGCTCAACCTCCAGAACCTGCCGCGCTCCTCCCCGCTGAAGGAGGCCATCGTTGCCCCGGTGGGTTATGTCATCTGCGACTCAGACTCATCGCAGATCGAAGCGCGTACGCTCGCATGGGTTGCTGAACAGGATGATCTGGTCGAAGCCTTTGAGAAGGGGCAGGATGTGTACTGCATCATGGCCTCGGCTATCTACGGCAGAACCATCACCAAGAAGGACGAGATGGAACGCTTCGTGGGCAAGACCACGATCCTTGGATGCGGCTACGGCATGGGGGCCAAGAAGTTTCAGGGGGCGTTGAAGAGCGGTCAGAAGCCTGTGGTCGTGGAGTTGGAAGAAGCTCAGCACATCATCAACACCTACCGCGCAGCTAACCACAAGATCACGGAGTTCTGGCGCAAGGCCCACGAAGCTCTGGACTGGATTGCTGCCGACCAGACTGGCGAGCTAGGTCGAGGCGGTCTGCTGAAGGTAGAAGGCAAGCGGGGCATCCGTCTGCCCAACGGGATGTACCTGAAGTACCCCAACCTGCGCAAGCGTCAAGACCCCGAGAGCGGTAAATACGAGTACGTGTATGACACCAAGAAGGGTAAGACCGTGCTCCCTAACCGCATCTATGGCGGTAAAGTGGTGGAGAACATCTGTCAAGCATTGGCTCGTATCGTCATCGGTGAGCAGATGCTGATGATCGCCAAGAAGTACCGGGTGGTGATGACGGTGCATGACGCCATCGCATGCCTGATTCCTGAAGACGAAGCTGAGACTGGTCAGGAGTTCGTTGAGCTGTGTATGCGCCTACGTCCCTCGTGGGCTCCCGATTTACCTTTGAACTGTGAGGCTGGACATGGACAAACCTACGGAGATTGTTGACTACGCAAACCCCGCCCTGAAAGCGGAGGCCGCGCTGAGGGCGCTGCACGAGGCGGCGCTTGAGAAGAATTGGTACGAAGCACTAGAGCAAGCACTACAGACGATTCGATGGGCAGCGGAGACGCACGCCGCCTTGAAGGTAATGCAGCAGAAGGATAAGTAATGAGCCACGCGAAAACATTTGCTGCCATCGACAAACTTAAAGAAATTGAGTCGGAACTGCATCGACTGAAGAACGCGCTGGAACTAGCGAACCGGGCGTTGGAGGCCGAGCGTGAGGCGTGCGCCCTGATAGCGCAGAACCGATTTCTCTGCGACGGCAGCGACGACGCGCGGAAAGGCCACTATGAGGCTTGCAAGAACATCGCTGCCGCCATCAGAGCAAGGGGGCAGGAATGAACATCGTCTGGTCGTACAGCAGCCTCAAGACCTTTGAGCAGTGCCCGAAGAAGTACTACCACCTCAAGGTAGCCAAGGACGTTAAGGATACGCCGCATGAGGCGGCGCTGTACGGCAGCGACGTGCACAAAGCCGCAGAGGAACACGTGCGTGACGGCAAGCCCATGCCGAAAAAGTACTCGTACATGGAGCCAATCCTTGAGTCGCTGAAGAAGATCCCCGGCGACAAGTACTGCGAGCTTGAGCTTGGCCTTACCAAAGACTTAGCACCGTGCGCGTTCAAGGCGCCTGATGTGTGGTGGCACGGTATCGTTGACCTGCTGATCGTGGATCAGAACAAGGGCTTGGCCCACATGGTCGATTACAAGACGAGCAAGAGCGCACGCTACGCAGACGTGAAGCAGCTCGACCTGATGGCCACAGCCGTCTTCGCCCACTTCCCCGAGGTGACTAAGATCAAGTCGGCTCTGCTGTTCGTGGTGAGCAACGAGTTCGTCCGCAAGGAGCACCACATCGGTAACCGCAAGGAATACATCGGCGGCGTCATGCCCACAATCAAGCAGCTGGAACGGTCGCTTGAGCATGGCGTTTGGAACCCCATCACCGGACCCCTGTGCCGATTCTGTCCGGTGAAGTCATGTGAACACAATAGGAGCTAAAGATGCCCTACGTGAATAAACCCCGTCCTTACAAGAAGGAATACCAACAGCAGCTTGCTCGTGGCGAAGCCGATGAGCGCCTGGAGCGTCAGCGCGCACGCGAGTCGTTCGACAAAGGCAAAGCCGACCGCGACGGAAACGGAGCGGCAGATGCACGCCAGGGCAAAGACTTAGCCCACCGTGTTGCCCTGAGCAAAGGCGGCACAAACAAGCATGGCGTCAAGCTGCAATCGCCGAGCGCCAACCGTTCGTTCAAGCGCAACTCTAACCACAAGGTCGTGTCCGAGACGAGCAAGCGGGAGCGGAAGAAGTAACTAATGGAGCAACAGGACTTTCTCTCCGGCTACAACTGGCCATGCCCTCCGGGGCTGTCTCCCTTCCTGCATCAGAAAGAAACCGCTGCGTTTCTGTCTGGCCAACGCAAAGCCTTCTGCTTCAACGAGCAGGGTACGGGTAAGACGGCCTCGGTGATATGGGCAACCGACTACCTCATGAAGATGGGGCTGATCCGCCGCGTGCTGATCGTCTGCCCTCTGTCCATCATGCACTCTGCTTGGCAGCAAGACCTGTTCAAGTTTGCGGTGCACCGCCGTGTCGATGTGGCTTACGGCAGCGCGACTAAGCGCAAGGAGATCATCAGAGCTGGTGCCGAGTACGTCATCATCAACTTCGACGGCGTGTCCATCTGCAAGGCCGAGATCATCGCGGGTGGGTTCGACCTGATCGTGGTCGATGAAGCCTCTGCCTATAAGAACGCGCAGACCGATAGATGGAAGACATTGCGCGACGTGATGAAGCACGTCAAAGGTCTGTGGATGCTCACGGGTACACCCGCCGCGCAGTCGCCTGTGGATGCCTACGGTCTGGCCAAGCTGGTCAACCCGGACGGTGTGCCCCCCTTCTACGGGCAGTTCCGTGATCAGGTGATGTACCCCGTAACGCAGTATCGGTGGGCACCCAAGCCTGCGGCCCAATCCATCGTGCATCGTGTACTACAACCGGCCATCAGATTTGAGAAGCGTCAGTGCCTTGATCTCCCGGAGGTCACGTTCGCCGACCGGGACGCACCTATGACGCCGCAGCAGATCAAGTACTACAAGAAGCTCAAAACCGACATGCTCATGGAGGCGGCAGGGGAGGAGATCAGCGCGGTCAACGCAGCGGTCAAGCTCAACAAGCTGCTCCAGATTGCATGCGGCTCGGTCTACACCGACACGGGCGAGGTCGTGGACTTCGATGCAAGTAATCGCTTACGTGCAGTGACCGAGGTGATCGACGAGTCGTCCAACAAGGTGCTGGTGTTCGTCCCGTTCACGCACACGATCAAGCAGATCCACGACTACCTCGGCAAGCAAAGCATCACGTCCGACGTGATTAACGGTGAGGTGCCCGTGCACAAGCGCACAGAGATCGTCAAGCGTTTCCAGGAGCAAGCCGACCCCAAGGTGCTGATCATTCAGCCGCAGGCGGCGTCCCACGGACTTACCCTGACCGCAGCCGACACCGTCGTTTGGTACGCTCCCGTGACCAGTGTTGAGACGTACCTGCAAGCCAACGCACGCATCGACCGCCCCGGCCAGAAGAACGCCATGACAGTGGTGCACATCAAGGGGAGCCCCATCGAGGCGCGTCTGTACGCCCTGCTGCGCGACAACATCTCCAACCACGCGAAGATAGTTGAGCTGTACAAACAAGAAATGAGCGAAGGCACTTGACAAAGTCAAGGAAGCCCGCATAATAGACCCCACCACAACAACGAAGGAGCTAACATGGACGCCGAAGTCCAAGCCCAACCTACCCCCGAAATCAGCGGCGTGCCGCTTGAGCAACTGACTGCAACCTACATCAAGATCAGGGATGCACGCAGCGATCTCAAGCGCAACTACGAGCGTGCAGACGAAGAGCTGGAGAACCAACTCAAGCTCATCGAAAGCGAGATGCTGGAGATCTGCAAGGCGGTAGACGCCAGCAGCATCAAGACCAATGCAGGCACCGTCATCCGTTCCGTCAAGTCACGGTACTGGACGAATGACTGGGATTCGATGTACAGCTTCATCGAGAAGCATCGTGCATTTGCCTTGCTGGAGAAGCGGCTTCATCAGACCCACATGAAGCAGTTTCTTGAAGAGAATCCCGACGTTCAACCCGCAGGGCTCAATGTCGAGCGGGAGTTCACCGTGGTCGTTAGACGTTCAAAGGAAAGTTAGAAATGAGCAACCTCATCCTCAGCCAAGATGTTCCCGAGTTCCTGCAAACCGCAGGTGTCAGCGAGCTGACCAAGCAACTCGCGGGTAACAAGACTGGCATCAAGCGCATCGTGCCCAAGAACGGCACGTTCAAACTCGTCGTCGGCGGCGAGGAGATGGGCAAGATCAAGGGCGACCTGAACGCCGTGATCGTCAATGCCGCACCGAAGGTGGGCCGCATCTTCTACGCTAAGGCGTGGAGTCCCGATGCCGAGCCGACTGCACCCGACTGCTTCAGCAATGACGGCAACAAGCCCGATGCTAAGGCAGCTAACCCGCAGCACCACAACTGCAACGACTGCCCTCAGAACGTCAAAGGTTCGGGTCAGGGTCAGTCCAAGGCGTGCCGTTACAGCCGCCGCATCGCTGTTGTGTTGGAGCAGGACTTCGGCACCAACCTGGAAGGGGAGGTCTACCAGATGAACCTTGCATCCAAGTCGCTGTTCGGTGATGGTGGTGACGGCACGTTCACGTTCGAGAACTACACCAAGTACTTGAGCAGCAACGGCAAGAGCATCGACTACGTGGTGACGCGCATCTCCTTCAACGAGGACAACGACAACCAGTCTGTGCTGTTCAACCCGGCCCGTTACGTCAAGCGTAATGAGTACGAAGTGGTGACCAAGGTTGCCGGTACTGAGCAGACCAAGGCTCTCGTGGTCATGACTCCCTCCCAAGCCGACGGTGTAACGAAGCAGCCCGCTCTCGCCGCACCCAAAGCCGAGGAGCCCGAGCCGACCAAGCGCGCAAGCAAGAAGGCCGACGCCGAACCCACGGGTAAGAAGAACCTGTCGGATGTGGTGTCTGCCTGGAGCGAAGAAGGGTAATCAATGACTCGCGGATACAGCCAATACACCGTCGATCTGAACAAGAGTGCAGATAAGCGGCAGGTAGGCGTGGCTCTGGGTCGCTTGTGTATAGCGAAGAGGGTGCCAGTGGCTCAGATTGCTGAACGCTTCGGTGTGTCTCGTCAAACCGTCTACAACTGGTTTGCCGGGGTGCACGAGCCCAGCCGAGAGCTGCTGCGCCCGATCCTCACATACATCAAAACCCTGACGAAGTAATCCGGGTGGTGCGGGGCTACGGCCCTGCACTACATCCTATTTGTGGTGCCTAATGACAAGCAACTTTGATTTGCTAAGCGTAGTACTCCCTCCAGAGGGTATGTACTGCTCATGGGGCAAGGGAAGATACATAGAGCAGACGTTCCACGAGACACGCAAAGAGCTTGACGACAAGACTCAGTGGCTCGTAGATAACGGCTTCGATGCGTACTTCGGCTGCGCCAAGTATGGGGATGCAGGACACAGAGAGCACTCCAACGCCAAGTTCTTCCGCGCACTGTGGATGGACATTGACTGCGGCCCAGACAAAGCAGCGCCCAACAAGA